GTGTGGACAGCACCAGCCGGGGCCACACAGCTACGGATTATCCTGGTAGGCAAGGGGGAGGGCGGAGGCCATGGAGAGCCTGGCACCATGGGCAGGCAGGAATCGGAAGACGGATATGGAGATAGTGAGCGTGGTGAATACGGCGCAGATGGTTCGGACGGCGTGGGTGGAAAGGTGTGGACAGCTACCATCGACATCAATCCACAACAGTCATTTGAGGTGTCTTTTGATGGTTTTAATACCATTTTTGGCCCTTACTCTAGCGCAAACGGTAATACATACCCACAGGGTTACTCTGATGTAGCCAGCGGCGAATCATACGCCCGCACCGGCGTAGCATCACCTAAGCAAGGTAGCGGAGATGGCGGAGCCGGAGGAAAGGGTGGAGCTCCAGGCTATGGCGTGTATAAGCATTACACGTGGGCGGGCGGTGGATCTACCACGTTTAAGGTGCTCGTCGAGCCAGAGCCGGGGAAACCAGGAGCGGCAGGAGCACAGGGCTGTGCTGTTATCTATTGGGACAAGGAGGGGTGAGTATGTCCGAAACATGGACACCTCTGGTTATTTCGGCCAGTTTTGCACCCAACCCCGTATCAGTCGGGCTGCCCACCGTCCTTTCTGTCGTCGTCATCGACGCCCAGGGCGGAGAGCGGGAGGATCTCTGGTACAGCGGCGAACTCCAGGCGGGGGAGGTGTAGTGCGTGGCGATTACCCAGGTGCGGGCGCAGTTCAATGGTCAGTGGTACACGCTGACCTACAACGAAGACGCCAGAGCCTATCAGACGGCTATCACGCCGGACACATTCTCCGGCGGTCAGCCGGACGGGTATTACGACGTAACGGTAGAGGCCACCAACGACAGCGGCGTGGTGGTGACTACAGATGGGGGCAATCTGCCGGGCCTCCGGTTGGTGGTGCGGGAGACCATCCCGCCCATCCTGACCCTGGTATCCCCGGAGGCGGGCTATGTGACCACCAACACGCCTGCGGTGACGTGGACCGCCCAGGACAACGCCGGCGGCTCCGGTATCGACCCGGACAGCGCCATGGTGAAGCTGGATGGGAAGGCAGTTCCAGCGGAGCAGGTGTCCGTCACGGTGGGCGCAGGCGGGACGTATACCATCACCTATACGCCAGGGGCTGCTCTGGCGGAGGGGCCGCACACCGTCCAGGCGGGCATCAGCGACAACGATGGGAACACAGCTACGATGGAGGCAAACTACATTGTAGATACCGTACCGCCAGCGCTGTCCGCGTTGCTGTCCTTCGAGGAGGTAGTGGTGGATCCCTATACTGTTACCATCACGGGGCAAACCAACGATGCCACCGCTCCTCCGGTGACCATGACCGTGATGGACAACGGGGCGGTGGCGGGACACCCGACCGTTGGGCCGGATGGACGATTTTCATTCCTCCTGAATCTTGAGGTTGGGGAGAACAACGTCACGGTCGTTGCCAAGGACGGGGCGGGGCTGACTACCACGGCCAGCTATTACATCATCCGCATGGTTACCGACCGGACACAGGCCGATGTGGACGCCTTGAACGACCGTGGGACATACAACGCCTCTGATCTCAACCGGGTCAATACGGCCATGGCTTATCTGAACGGGTGGCTTTCGGATGCGGGATACGTCACTGGATATGCCGGCCAGGGTATTGCCTGGGCTATAGATGACATCCCGCTACAGGCACAGATGGCGGACTACCTGTCCAACGTTGGGGCGATCGGTGGCACGTTCTCCCTTGCCAACGCCCCAGCAATCCCGGTCTCGATGGAGCTTCTGACCCATGAAGGGGCCAATCACATTGAGCGGGTTTTGGTGCTGACCGACCAGATCCGCGCCCGCTTGAAGCGGTCGCCATTTATGAGCGGCGAAATATTTTGTGGTGAGGTGTAACGATGCAAGACGGAATCATAGCTGGTAATGGAAACAGCCGGTATTTGAAAACGGTGGCGGCAGCGCTTTCCCTGTATCCTACCTATGAGGATTTTATCACGGCGCTGATCGCTGGGACATTTCCTATTGACCTGAACGGGATCAATGAGGCAGGGTGGTCGCAGAAGGGGACACCCCTGAACAAATTTACCTTGGTAAGTGACACCACAGAAACCAAGATATGGGGTTCATCCGGGAACCATACAGTTGACCAGGTGTTCAGTAAGATACTTGGCTCAATCGGATATTATCTGATAAAGGAGTACACATCGCCGGGGAACTACACCTATACGTTCGACCGCAAACATGCAGATATTTTTGTGGTTGTGGTTGGCGCTGGCGGCGGCGGCGGTTCGCGTGGCGACAAAGGTGGTGGAGGCGGCGGCGGCGGAGCTGCGGCGTACTATCACATTTTGGACAGCGATAGCATCGAAAATAAAAATATTGTTATCGGGACAGGCGGTGCCGGGGCGAATGCATCAGTCGGAGACGGGGTTAAGAAGAGTGGAGGAAACGGAGGGGCCAGCAGCGCTTTTGGGATTATAGCGCCTGGCGGGAACGGAGGTAATGGTAACGGTAGTGGCACGGGTGGAGGCGAACATCCTTGGACAGGCGGTAGCGGAGGCGATGGGGGCTACAATACCGGGAAACCGGGTGAGGCCGGTCCTAATCTTGATATTTTGGGGTTTAAATTTTTCTGCGGAGGCGGCGGAGGCGGCGGGGATGAAGCCCTTAATGACCCTCCTACATTAGGAGGGGCCGGAGGCGCTGGTGGGGGCGGTGCTGGAGGTGCGGGAGCTACCGGCCAGACCAATGCAACAAATGGTACTGATGGAACCCGCGGCGGTGGCGGAGGAGGTGCTGGAGCGGGATGGACTTTCCGCTCCAGCGAGAATAAACCCAGCGGTAATGGCGGTAAAGGTGGCGATGGATATGTGGCGATTTACGCAAGAGGTATTTCTTGATGAAAACAGTCTATTTAAATGAGGATAACACTGTCCGCGAAATCATCCCGGAATATGCACTTCCGCCGGAGAAGTGGTATAGCGAGGCATTTGCACGGCGCTGTGTAGAGGTACAGGACGATGTAGAGCAGGGGTGGCGCTACAACCCCGAAACAGGCCAGGCCGCCCCGGACACAAGACAGCCGGGGCCTGAATCGCCCTCGGCAGAGGACATCACTCTGGACATGCTGGCCGAGCACGAGGCGCGGCTGTGTATGCTGGAGCTGACCACCACCGCCACCATCTAAGAAAGGAGACACTATGACAACCGTATACAATCTCTGCAAGATGCTCATTGACCGGGGCCGCACCGACGGCCTCCAGGACAAGATGGATGTCTACCTGGCTTCCGACCGGCTCACCCCGGAGGAGTACCAAGAGCTGGCCGGGCTGCTTGCCCCGGAAGTGAGACAGTAATCAACGGCGAAACCGCCGGATAAAGGAAAGGAAGCTTATTATGAAAAACATCAACTGGAACGAGCTCACCCCCGCCTGCTACGCGATCGCCAACGCTAACGATGTAGATCTGGGCGTAGGCGGCAGCATGGTGCAGAACAACATTCGACACAGTAAGGCGGTGGACATCGGCGCGGAAAATCTGCCTGTAGCTTTCCGGCCTGACTGGGATGCCCTGGGCGCTGATGCAGATCTGGCTGCGGAAAATGACTCGTTTAACGTCTGGGTCAGGAAGCGCCAGGGTAACGTCAAGGCCCTGGCCGCCCTGTGGAACGCAAAGGACTATCAGGGCATGGTTGAGCTAATGGAGAACGCCGCCGACCCCGGCCCCATCAACGGTGAGAAGCTCGAAAACCATGAGTAAGTACATAGCGGTCATCACCAGGGCGGACATCACCCGCGCCGCCCTGGTGGAGGCCGGGGGGCGGTCTATGGAGCAGGTCAAGGCCGCCTGCGGGTGCCAGTATATCCTCAACGCCTGGTTTTATGACACAATCACCGGGAGGCCCGTTGGCAACCTCAAGATTGATGGCACGGTCAAGGCGGACGCCGGATGGAACTGCCAGGGCCTTACCTGGGACGCGGGCGAGGACATCCGCATGGATCTGATCCCGGACCGAGGCAGAGCGTCCTATATCAGCGGCGTGGAGCTGCTGACGCCCACCAGGGGGCCAGGTAAGGCACTCAGCTACTCCCCGGAGTACGGGGGCACACGGGGGCGCTCCGCCGTCCTGCTGGCCGGGGCGCGGGTGGTCCTGTACTGCTCCGGCGACGGCACGGCGGACGCCAAGACGCCGGAGGGGCTGCGGGACGAGCTGGTGAGCATCGGCTGCGGGTACGACCAGGCGGCCAACCTGCGGGCCCTGGGACTGGACGCGGGCAGCTCCTCAAACTGCGACTTTGGGGACGGCCAGCGCATCAGCAACGGCAAGCGGGTCAAGGGTTATCTGTGTATCTGGACAAAACAGGACGGCCAGGAGCCGCCGGAACAGGACAAGCCTATGAGCAAGCACACTGTATGCCTCGACCCCGGACACGGGCCGGGCAACGTCAACGGATCCCCGGACGGCACCTACAAAGAGTGGGAGTTTACGTGGGACATGGCCCAGCGTATCAAACCGCTTCTGGAGGCCCAAGGGGTGGGCGTGGTGCTCACCAAGACCGCGGACAACTACCCCAGCCTGACGGAGCGGGCCAACATCAGCAATAAGGCGCAGCCGGATTGCTTTGTGAGCATCCACACCAACGCCGCCGGGGAGGGAGGCTGGTCAAGCGCGTCCGGGCTGGAGATCTACACCAGCGCCGGGCCCATGACGGCCCAGCGCAATGTGCTGGCCTCCAAGCTGGTCAACGCCTTCCACGCCGCCGGGGTGTCCCTGCGGAGTAAACCTATCAAGCACAAGCTGTATACTGTGCTTGCCAAGACCGACGCCCCCGCTTGCCTGATTGAGTACGGCTTCCATACCAATAAGACCGACGTGGAGTATCTCAAAGATACCAAGTACCGGGACAAACTGGCCGAGGCCACCGCAAAGGGCATCTGTGAGTTCCTGGGCGTAGCGTGGCAAGGCGAAACGGGAGCGGACAGCGCGGAGGACACCCCGGACGTTTGGGCCGCTGAGGCGTGGGAAAAGGCCAGAGACAATGGCGTACTGGACGGCACCCGGCCCCGCGATAATATGACCCGGCAGGAGCTGGCCGTCGTGTTGGATCGGCTGAATCTGATTTGATGGAGGTACATATCATGGACATTTCTTCTTTGGGTATCACCGGAGTGGCGGTTATCACTGTGATCTGCTTTCTGGTCGGCCAGGTGGTCAAGGCCACTGGACTGGACAATAAGTGGATTCCCATCATCTGCGGCGTATTTGGCGCGGCGCTGGGTATTCTCGGCATGTTTATTATGCCCGAGTTCCCGGCCAGCGATTACCTTACTGCCGCCGCTGTCGGCATTGTGAGCGGACTTGCGGCCACTGGTATCAATCAGGTCTATAAGCAGTTGACTAAGGAGGGCTGATGCCCATGGAGTGGGTAGGCCCACTGATTTCCGGGGCTGCCGTGGTTCTGGTGGCGATCATCGAGGCTGCGGCGGCCCGAGAGCGGAAGCGCATCAAATCTGACAACCAGAAGAGCGATGCCCTTATGAATGGGGTACAGGCTCTGCTAAGACGTGAAATCATTGCCGAGTACAACCATTATACTGAGCAAGGACATATCCCGATCTATGGTATAGAAAACGTGCTGGATATGTATAACGCATATAAGGCATTGGGCGGAAATGGCATGGCGACGAAGCTGGTAGAGGCCTTGAAGCAACTGTCCACAGAACCGCCGGAGGACGAAAGGACGTGACTGAATGAGCGCAAGGGCGAAGTTACCGGATCCGCTGGATAAGCTCTTGCGCTCTGAGCTGGAAACGGCCATCAAAGAGGCCTCGTTGTATCGAGACGATGAGTTGATAGCCCGCCGGTACATTATCGAAAAATGGCCGCAGATGGATATTGCGGCAGAGCTTGGATGGCGTAGGGCAACGGTAGGCGACCACATCAAGAACATCTTGCCCCGCGTGTCCGACGTTGCAACCAAGCTATACACAATCCGTACATAAGACGTACATAACCCCGACTGGAACCGAACCCAGCCGGGGTTATTTTATGCGACAATATAGACATGGAGGACGTGAGGATACAGGGTTGGTACACGTCGCCGCCCTCCTCACGGACTCCTTATTTTATGGACAAGGACGTGTTGGATATGACTCTAATCGAGAGGATGGTAGCCGCTGGCATGTCCCGCGATTGTGCCGCCGAAACAGCGATGTGGTACATGGCACAGGGAGATGACGAGGGACTGGAGGACTATGTAGCCAGCCTGGAGGCAAAATATGGCATACATACAGCACAATGAGAATCCAGACGGACGCAACGTGGGAGACTGCACCATTCGGGCGATTGCAAAAGCCCTCGCACAGAGCTGGGAGGAGACCTATGTTGGCGTCGCCATCCAGGGCTACATGATGCGGGATATGCCGTCGGCCAACCACGTGTGGGGAGCCTACCTGCGCAGCCGTGGCTTTGACCGGGACATGATACCCAACTCCTGCCCGGACTGCTACACGGTGGCCGATTTTGCTGCGGAGCATCCCGAAGGCACCTATATCCTGGCCCTGTCCGGCCATGTGGTGTGCGTGCAAAACGGAGATTGGATCGACACCTGGGACAGCGGCGGAGAGATACCGCTCTACTATTGGCACAAGGAGGGATAAGCGATGCCATATCAATATGTGCCCGGCTATCAGCCGTACCCTTACCAGCCGCCCATGCCGGATCAGCTTGCACAGCTCCGTGGGGCACAGTTTCAGCCCATGCCCCAGCAGATGCCGCAGGCACAGCCCCAGCAGGCGCAGGCCAGCGGCC